TCGAACACACAAGATGAAGATAGCATGCCGATGTGTCACTCCGACCGACTCACTCGAACACGCAAGATGGAGGTAGCATGCCGATATGTCGAACGCACAGGATGAAGATAGCATGCCGATGTGTCACTCGAATACACAAGATGATGATAGCATTGATAGCACGCCGATGTGTCACTCGAACACAAGCATCATGATGCGTTCATGCCGATGTGTCAACTGAACACAAGCATCATGATGCGAGCATGCTGATGTGTCACTCGAACACACAAGATGAAGATAGCATGCCGATGTGTCACTCGAACACACAAGATGAAGATAGCATGCCGATGTGTCACTCCGACCGACTCACTCGAACACACAAGATGGAGGTAGCATGCCGATGTGTCAACTGAACACAAGCATCATGATGCGAGCATGCTGATGTGTCACTCGAACACACAAGATGAAGATAGCGCGCCGATGTGTCACTCGAATACACAAGATGACGACGCCGATGTGTCACTTGAATACCAGCATCATGATGCGATCATGCCGATGTGTCTCTCGAACACACAAGATGAAGATAGTATGCCGATGTGTCAACTGAACACAAGCATCATGATGCGATCATGCCGATGTGTCAACTGAACACAAGCATCATGATGCGAGCATGCTGATGTGTCACTCGAACACACAAGATGAAGATAGTGTGCCGATGTGTCACTCGAATACACAAGATGACGACGCCGATGTGTCACTTGAATACAAGCATCATGATGCGATCATGCCGATGTGTCACTCGAACACACAAGATGAAGATAACATGCCGATGTGTCAACTGAACACAAGCATCATGATGCGAGCATGCTGATGTGTCACTCGAACACACAAGATGAAGATAGTCTCATTATTAGCATGCCGATGTGTCACCCATGTGGGAAACAACATTTCCGCGAAATACCCACGCCGTATTTTGTAAGGACTTTACGACAACAGCCTATACTGGGTAGTATGCTGGATTCGTACATTTACCTACAAAATACGGCGTGGGTATTTCGCGGAAATGTTGTTTCCCACATGGATCGACATGCCATGCGCATTGCCATCATCATGTTGGGACCCATGTGGGAAACAACATTTCCGCGAAATACCCACGCCGGATTTTGTAAGGACTTTACGACCGTATCCTATACTAAATGGGATGTTGGATTCGTACATTTGCTTACAAAATCCGCACATCGACCGATTCGATTCGCCGGTCGATGTGCGATATCTGGTTTTGTATCTCTTGGCCAGAAAAATCACAACATGCATCATCGCACATCGACCGATTCGATTCGCCGGTCGAGGTGCCTGACTGAGCTTGTTTGTACAAAAATCACAGCATCGGACCATATGCACCGCATCGCATCGGACCATATGCACCGCATCGCATGACCCGATGCTGTGATTTTTGTACAAACAAACTCAGTCCGTTTACAAAACCGATGCATACGGTCCGATGCGATGCGGTGCATATGGTCCGATGCGATGCGGTGCATATGGTCCGATGCGATGCGGTGCATATGGTCCGATGCGATGCGGTTTCTTTTGCAAATCGGGAATCGGGGATTTGGAACTCTGTTGCAAACCATTACAACAGAAGATGAGCATATTTATCCAATCTGTCGGATGCATCGCTTGCTATGTTGGTTTTACATTGTCAAATTGTCCAAAAAATGGGAGGAGTGGCACACGCCTTGACCAACCGAACAGAATCTGGGATTTTTTATGGCCAAAGAAATACAAAGCCGAATATCGCACGCCGACCGATGCCGCCCCACTCAACGCACGATCGCCTCGCATACTATCGCCAGCAGCCCCGACGGTAGAGTGAGCAACTCCGCCGTGAGCTCCGGGGCGACCGTCGGCGGCTTTCGGTACCGCGCGAGCAGAACAGTCACCATCAGCTCCAGCGCAGCCAAGCGCCGTGGCAGGTTGGCCACTGCATCCTCGGCCTCATCGGCCACGGCATTCGCGAGCGCCTCGACTGGGGAGACCTGCGCTATTAGCGCAAGAACGCGCGGATCGTCCGGCGCGCAGAACTCGCTGTTGTACTGCAATTCTTCGCCGTATACCCATAAGCTGTATTTCGGCCTCGGCCAGCCGTCGCACAGGATGTAGCCTTGGGCTTTCTCGTCAACACAAATCAAGAGCCGCCCGTTGAATGTCCCGTCTGGGCCGTACTCGGCGAACTTTTTCTTCCTGTAGTAACTCGGGACCGGGGCCATGATCTTCGGGACCATGGTAGTGACCACTCCTAGCCCGCATGCGTAGCCGTCCCTGTTCTCTCCAGCATACGTCTCAGTCTCGCCATACTCTTCATTCTCTCTATTAGTGAATACACCGCGACCGGAAACACTGATGCCGTGGAATGTGCGCCCTTCTATTATGATAGAAGACATGGCGCCTTCTTTTCGGTTGCGCACATTTCCGTTAAATCGTTTTTTGTGTTTCATATGTCAACTTGAAATGATTTCAAAGAAATGTGCGCGGGCTTTTGATGCCACTTTCGACCGAGGGCTGAAAGTGCGACTTTTTTGTTCGCCACAATGGCATTGCGATCATGCCGATGTGTCTGTGATAGATGATAGCATGCCGATGTGTTACTTGAACACACAAGATGACGAGTCACCGTGCCGGTCGTGTTAAAGAGCGTGCGTGTCACTGCCACTGTGCAGGTCGTGTTACAGAGCGTGCGTTTCAGTGCCCATGTAGCGAACAAAAATGGCGCAATTTCGCACCCACTACTCAGCCCAGGCGGAGGAAGGGATAAGAAGATTCCACTTGCAACTTGGCACTACGGCGCATCTCCGTGGCGATTGTCCCCGCAAGTGCACGAGACACAGGCGCAAGTGAACATAGATCAAGACTGTTGGCGCAGTGCACAAGACATTCTGCTTCATGACTTCGACCGACTCCACCCCGACCGCGTGTGGCTCAGGTCGTGGCATTAACGAAGGAACGTGCATGCGTGAGTTCTCTACGATCGGGCCAATTGAACACATTTCTTTTAAATCATTTCAGTGTATATTGAAAAGTAGCCTGATTAATGCAGCCGTCGGCAACTAGTCCCCTTTTTGTCGACAATCTCCATTTCGAACATTTCGACAATCATTTCAAGGTGGATTTGCGATTGACACTGTTGTCGAAATGTTCGAAGTGGCGATTGTCGACAAAAAGGGGACTAGTTGCCGACGGCTGCATTAATGAGCACTCACTTATGCGCGTTCCTTCGTTAAGTCGTGGGTGCGAAATGGCGCCATTTTTTGTTCGCCATACCGCGCGGCACTACCACGGTGCCGGTCGTGTTTAGTAAAGAGCGTGCGTGTCACTGCCACGGTGCCGGTCGTGTTTAGTAAAGAGCGTGCGTGTCACTGCCACGGTGCCGGTCGTGTTAAAGTCTATGATTCCAAAATCTTCGCTTGGGAGAGCATAAACGCTACCCATCCCAAACGACGATTTGGTCAGGCCGAACCAGCCTTTCCGAATGCGTTTTCGAAGCACTTTTCAATGGAGAGAGTACTCTATTTTGGCTACAAAACGCTAGAAAGTGTTTCGAAAAGCGCATTCGGAAAGGTTGTCGGGTGTGTCGTGCATGCGATTTCGTGTTAAAGGGCGTGCACGCGAACCACATCGAAAATCACCCTTTCTTTTGTTCGTCCTTCCCAAATCTTCGTTTGAGGATCATTTGCGAGACTTACCATCACCGGGTGCTATCCTGCATGCATGAAGCGTCGTTAAGTCCGGTGTGGTAACGCACTGGTGAGTCTCTTGTAGTTGCCGTCGACACCGCCAGGGAGCGACCAGCGTCGAGTCCGTCGACCACTCGTCGTACGTATCCAATCGGGCGTTTAAAAAACTCCGTACTAAAGTGAAATGAAACGCCACGAGTCGGAAAACGCCGAACGACGTGAACGCCCCCAACCGTGCCAAGAGAGGTCGACTCTCCTCGAACGGATTCGGATGCACATGCAGCGACTCGGCGAACCGTCCTGTGGGGTGATGGACGAGCGCGCCATCGAAACGTGGGCCAAAATTGTGCTGACCATCGTTAGCGACGAAAAAGACGACTACAAGTGCGACTCTCTGCGTGAGATTGAGCGTTTTCTCTCGTCGATGTGCCCGATGCCACAAACCGACGTTCCTAGCCCCACCCTACCGAACCACCCGCCGGCCGACTTCGATGCCCTTTCGGCGGATAGGCGACAATGCCACGCAAACGTCGCCCATCTGCGACACGAGCTGGACGAGGCCAAAGCTGCCCTGCTCGACGCGAGCCGAGCCTGGCAAGTCGAAAGAGAGCGCATCGATTCGGTTGCGGACCAAGCGCTGCGTCGTACGAGCGAGATGGCGCGTGCGCTGGACGACCAGGCGATCGCGCACGCCCGTGAGAGCAGTGCGCTGCCAATCGCCGAGGCGCGGCACGACGCGACCGTTCAGGCGAGTGCGAGGCGGCTGCAGGCGCTGCAGGCCACGTCGAATGCGCAGGAGACTGCGCTACAGCAGACGACCGACCAGTTGCACTCTGCCCAACGTCGCATTCGCGTCGTGGAGCAGCAGAACGGCGAGTTGATGCGCGAGATGCGGCAGCGACAGAACGCGGAGGACGAGCGACGGACGCAGACCGAACGCGCCCATTCGAGCCACATCGAGGAGATGGCCGCACGACTGCGCGATGCGATGGTGCGGTCTCGAGTCGAGTGCGACGAGCGACTGGCGGCGCGCGACGAGAGCCACGAGCGACGGCGACTGGAGACCGAACTGCTCGACCGGGAGAAACTCGACGCGGCGCATGCCACGTTGGCGACGCAGCAGGCGCAATGCGCGGCGAAAATCGCGTCGCTCACGACGCGTGCGAAGCAGGATGCGGCGGCGTTGGTCGAGACGACTACGAACGAGCGGAACGCGCTGGCGGAGCGCCTCGACGCACTCGAGCGCCATAACAGCGCCTGCCAGGCCGAGTGGAGTCGAGCACGCCGCGACTACGAGAAGTGCGCGGAAGAACTCACCCGTCTCCATCGTTCCAACCAGGCAAAAAACTCGCAGTTGGAGGATACGGTGACGCAACTCCACGCGCAGCTCGGCGAGTGTCAGTTGAGGTTGCAGACCGCCGAACGCGCGACCGACGACGCGCTTTCCCAGTGGAACGACGCGACTCTTCGACAGCGCCAGTGCCAAGAACGACTCGAACGAGCGGAGACGCACGCGACGCTCTGTACCAAACGGCTGGTCGAGTGCGAGGCGAGGTACACCGCACAGTCGGCCGATGCTCGAGCGACGCACGCACAATGGGCGCAGTTCCACGCCGAAGCGGTGCAGCAGATCGCATCCAAACAGGCCGAGTACGACGCCCTAAACACGCATCTAGCGGTGCTCGAGCACGGCGCGGCCACGTTACAGTCCGAATACGCGACCATACACGACCAACACGCGAAGAGCGTGCGCGAGGTCGCGTCGCTCCGACGCGCGTCGAGCGCCCAATCGGCCGATTCGGACGCTCGGTTGCAGGCTCAGGTCGTGGAGCACGAGCGAACGCAGAAAGAGTTGCGCGATCGTCTCGAAGAGTGCAACAGGCGCATCCACTCGTTGCAAGACGAGTCCGAAAATTGCCTACAGCGACTAGCAGAGGCCAACGCCGAAGTGGAGGCCGAGAAGATGGCTCGAGCGGAAGTGGAGTCGCAACACGCTCGACAGATGGTTGAGATGCAGGCAGAAGTTCAACAACTGGCGTCGGAATACACCCGACACCTCGACGCCGTCCACGCGCAGTGGACGCAGCGCCACGAAGAAACGGTGCGGCATCTCGAGTCGAAGCAGGCCGAGTGCGACGCATTGACCGCGCGCCTCGCGGGGCTCGAAAACGAAGAGGAAACGCTGCGGTCCGCACATGCGACCCTGTCCAAGCGACACGCGCAGGTCGTGCGCGAGTCGAACGTCCAATCGGCCGATTCGTACGCACGGTTGGCCGCGTTGCACGCGCAGCTCGATGATCACGTGCGGCTTATCGAGTCGGTGCAAGGCGAGTCCGACCACTGCCGACTGCGACTCCACGAGGCCCAGGCCGAACTGGTCGCCGAGCAGAATGCTCGTTACCGAGACCGCGAAGCCGTCCACGCACTGACTGAACAGCTGGAACGTGCGTCGACGGCGCTCGATGCGCTCGAAGGCCAAAACCGTGCGCAACAGGCGCGTCTCATCGAGAGCGAGCAGAGCCTGAACCTCCGTGTGGCCGAACTCGCAAGCGTGCGCGCCCAATACGACGACTACATGCGAGAGAATGCGATGCGACTCGAACTTAGGCCGCACGCACCGTCGGTCGAGCGTGGCACCTCGCCGATGCCCCCCGCCGTCGCGAGTTTCGACGCCCCACGACCGATCGCTCCACGCAAGCGCCGCCGGTCCACACCCGACGTCGAGTCTGCGGACGTCGATGAGTCACGTGTCGGGCGGATGAGCGGCCTCGTAGAAACGACGCTCGAGCAACGGCTGCGAGAGTCGGAGGCGCTCGTACAGAGCGCTCGAGCCGAACGCGACGATGAGCGCGTGATGTTGAGCCAGCGAACGAGCGAGTTGGCCGAGGCCACGCGTCAACTCCATGTTTTACAAGACTACATAAGACGGGTGGAAGCGCTGGCGCCACCGGTCGACACCGTCGACGTGCACAGAGACGAAGCGCGTGCACCGGAGGACGATGGCGACGATTGCGACGATGGCGACGATTGCGACCCATCATCGAGCGACCTGAACGTTGCCGACGAAGGAAGTTGGAATGATACGAACCGCTCGTGGTGTGCCCACTCCACGGTCGTAAAGAGCCAAGGTTCCCTAGGCATGGCCAACAAGACGCTCGACGATGTCAGCTGTCAGTGCTACGCGCAACACAACATCTCATGTCGAAGCGCGCACGCCGACTCGACATATCCACTCCGGTGTGTTGCAATCGGCGACCTATCACCGTGTAAGCGTGGCCGTCGGTTTAGCGGCAAGGCGACCTTTGACGGAAAGAAGAACCTGTTTTTTAAATTAGGCCGATATTCGACGACCCAGCCCCAGCCGGACCAGACACGGTCGTTCACCGACGGCAGTGTCATCGATGAAAACCGAGTTTTCTTGGCGCAGGCACCGCCGGATGACACCAAGACGACACGGAAGTTGCGTAGTAGTAGTCGTAAGAAAGACTAAAATATGGCACCGATTGTTTTCTCGGATGTCATGTGCTTTTTGTAACAAGACTACAAAAACAGCACGGTGACATGACCGGAAGCGCTATGCGGCCAATTGTCAGTGAGTCCCAAACGAAGGTTTTGGACGGCCGAACAAACCGTTCCGAATGCGCTTCATCGAAAAGCACTTTTCAATGGTTCGTAGCCCAAATCGAGTACTAAAGCCCTTGAAAAGTGCTTCCTTCGAAATCCGGATTTCCTCTTTCGTTCCTCCTTCCGAAATCTTCGTTTGGGATGGATAAACTTTGTAAAACGTAAAATGATTCAAAAGGCGTCCAGGAGCGTATCAACTTGACATTCGAACCTCATGACGACTTACGTCCCGAAGTGGGCTTTCGATGCGGACGGGCGGGCATTGGCTCGTGCGCACCAGTCCTCGCGTGCACCGGTCATCGAATGCGACTATTGCGGAACGACGACCACGGTTTTCTATGACTCGGCAAACGGCGGTGCGTGCATTCTACACGGCGACGCACCGGTCAAAATGACCCTACTCGCCGACGGGACACTTGCCACACCGTGTCGCCATTGCGACAATGCGCACGATGAATGCGATGGCGAGTACCAGATTCATTTGATGCGGTTCTTGGGGTTCCGCATCATCCGCTGCTCGTCGGAATGCGCGCGTCTAATTTGCAAGAGCGTCGTCGCTGACCCGCTGCAAAATAGACACGCAGTGTTGAACATCGAGCAACCTAGCCTAGGGTGGGTCGAACTCACATACACCCCGTATGACACACCGGGTGTGGGAAGCGGCGTTGTCGCAGAGTGTCCGTTCTGCGCAGACTCGGATTGCTCGGGGGAGATTCACCCACCGGCCGCGCGCTCCGACGCCGAACACGCGGACGACGATGAAGAATGGAGGCACATTTTTCCGGCCACAATGAAAGTGTAGGGAGCATGACACGAGATTGCGAGAAAAGATTGCGCACCTTTTTGCGCGCTACATTGATGTTCCACCAACGAGGATGTTGGAAGTCTTAACAAACATGTCAGAGTATCTTTCGAACTTCACATGAACATGGGCCTATGCATTCGGTGATCGCAAAATCGTGCCCCCTTTTTTGGGGGGGGGTCGATGTTAGGACTTCGACTCGACGCCAGACTCGACGGTTTTGTCTAATCTACCGATTTTGGATACGGTAACATTGACCGTGTAGCGACCAAACGTTTTGCGCCGTTGTTTGGAAATGCCATGAATAGAGACCATTAGACTCGCGGGCCATGTATCGAGCATAAATGACGATGATACTACTCCAATTTGGGGAAGTAAGTAAGTATCGGGCCTTGTAATTGCACAATTTATGCTCACCAAACTGCTTACTGGCCATGTAGCGAACAAAAAATTGCGCAATTTCGCACCCGACACCGCGGTGGGATAGTACGGCGGGCGAGAACCACTCAACGAACGTATCAGTGGCGGGGCTCACGGTGGTTCCTGTAGCACGTGTCGATTCCTCCGCGCATCAATCGGCACGGAGAGTTTGGAAAGTGCGTCGGAGTCTACATAGCGACATGCTACTATCTTCGCGCCATGGCGTCGGCCAACGGAGTCCAATGAAACCTCAAACGAGGGTCTCGTCGCATTCGCTCGGCTTGTTCCGGTGGGATTTGGGTCCATGTACGGCCGTCGAACATCCACAACTGGGACCTACTGTTGAGCACGAGCATAACCATCACGCCGTCCACGACAAACAGCGCACCCGTGACGGCGCTACCACTGGGCAGGCATGCGTATTCGCCGTTCACGATGGTCGTGCTCAATCCGACGTCGACGCCATTGACTCGTCCGCGAAACCAATAGTTTCCATCGGGCTCGTATGTCGTTTCTTGTTCTCGCGCAATGGCTTCGGCCAAGGGGGTCCTATGAAAACGTGCTCGATGGGCTTGTAGCATCTGAAAGGTTTCTTCGGTGGGGATTTGGGTCCACGCGAGGCCGTCGAACATCCACAACTGGGAGTGACGGTTGAGCACGAGCATCACCTCTCGTGCGAGCCCGTCTCTGAAAATCCGGACAATCGCCCCCGTGACGGCGCTACCGCTGGGAATGCATGCGTATTCGTCGTTCACGATGGTCCTGCTCAATCCGACGTCGACGCCATTGACTCGTCCGCGAAACCAATATCCGCCGGCATCCTCTCGTCTGTGTCGTCCGGCGTCGCCCCGCTGGCGCGCCTCCTCTTGCGCGCGTCTCTGTCGTTCGGCGTCGCCCCGCTGGCGCGCCTCCTCTTGCGCGCGTCTCTGTCGTCCGGCGTCGCCCCGCTGGCGCGCCTCCTCTTGCGCGCGTCTCTGTCGTTCGGCGTCGCCCGACTGGCGAGCATTCGGTCTGAGTTGTGCGATTCTTGCCCGGACGGAGGCGACCATGCTCTCTCCAGCCGGTATGGCGAACAAAAAATTGCGCAATTTCGCACCCACTACTTAACGAAGGAAAGTGCATACGTGACTACTCAACAATCAGGCTACTTTCCAATAGAAACTGAAATGATTTAAAAGAAATGTGTTCAGTTGGCCTGAACTTTTAGTACTCACGTATGCACTTTCCTTCGTTAAGTAGTGGGTGCGAAATTGCGCAATTTTTCGTTCGCTACATGGCTATTTGCCCATCCTGGGGAATCGACAGCTTTACATGTGATTGCACATTCTCGTTTGGTTTATTTCCGTTCTTGACAGCGCTGTGAAAATTGACGATGGAATTGTAAAGGCGTGTGAGAAAATGTGCCATAAACAGCAGGTCTACGTCGTCTTTATGCGCAGAAATAACGAATCGTGGAATGAACCTATCATCGCTGATGATTGGCAGTCGCTTCAGCATTGTCCGGTAGGGACCGATCATCCGTTCAACATCCGTTAGAGTGAGGTGCCCAGTGGCGTTCAATCTCGTCAGTAGAGTAATGGCATCTTCGTACCACCGACGAATCCGCCCGAATGCCGCTTATTCCGGGCGCCATTCTGACGAGGTTTCGGGCTGTGTCGCGGACTGTGTGGCGGGTGTCGAGGTCGATTCGAGTTCCGTACAGACATTATTTATTATATCTAATTATTTATTTAATTTATGCGCCCAAACGAAGATTTTGGAAGGCCGGACAAACATTTCAGAGCACGTTTTCGAAGCACTTTTCAACGTTTTCTAGCCAGAATCGGGTACTCACACCCTTGAAAAGTGCTTCGAAAACGTGCTCTGAAATGTTTGTCCGGCCTTCCAAAATCTTCGTTTGGGATGGGTATAATTTGTTCCCATGTAGTTTCCGACTCTTCACTGCAGTTGGCATTCAAGTGAATCATACTAGACAGCGTGTTATCTTTGTTAGTGGGCCAGCACGCACCAGTTTCCAGCGTCCGTCAAACCACGTGGGAAACAACATTTGCGAGACTTACCCCACGCCAGATTGGGAAAGGGCTTAATCAATCCGTCCAAGACGGACGTACGTCCGCCGAAACGTTAACAAAATGAAATGCGCGTGGACGGAATGTGAGTTTTCGCCCGGTTCAAACTTTTCGGATACGCCCGTTGGACGGATATGGCTAACGAAGCGCCATGCATGCTAGGCAGCATGTTATCTTCGTTCATGGGCTTGCCCAATCCGGCGCGCCCATTGTGGCGAGCAAAAAGGCGCACTTTCAGGCCTCGGGTAGCCGTATGAAAACGTAGATAAGAAAACTCGATAACAGCGAAAGCAATGATTTGGTCATTTTAATGCCCCAAGATAGACTCCAATTGTTTCCCTACCAAATCCTTGCTTTCGCTGTTATCGAGTTTTCTTATCTACGTTTTCATACGGCTACCCGAGGCCTGAAAGTGCGCCTTTTTGCTCGCCACAATGGGCGCGGGTGTAAGTCCCACATGGCCGTCGAAATCATTTTCAACCCAATAATAAATGATGGTCTGCCATTTCAAGACCAATCGCATCGACTCACCGGCGATAGGAACCATTCAAACGCGCTACGACAAGTACATCCACGGATGCGACACGCCAACCTACGCTCCAATCGACGCGTCGGGTGTGGGTGTGGATGGTCGTGTAGCCACGTTGTCGAGTTTCCGACGCGTGTTACTGCGCGATTGCAAGTCAATCGAATCACACGCGCCACGCGTCGATGTCGAGTGGCGGGAAGCCGAGTGCTTTATACACAATGAGTTGTATATAAAACAGCGCAATCGGCGGGTGTGGTTGGGTGATTACAAGACGACCATGACGAGGCGCACGTGCACCGCGCTCACTACGATACACCGCAGCCTAGCGGGGTTCGCGCCGTTCATGCGCTGTCTAGACCTTTTCATACGGGAACTCGCCAGTGGCCAAGCAGTGGGGTCCATGCTATCGGGCGATGTAGACTGGCGGCGCCTCTGGCTCCATCAAATGTACACGACAAGCGTCCCGTCGAACGAGCAGGTGCTTCAGCACTGCATTCTCCGCTCGGCAAATACGCCACACTATGGGAACGCGCTCATCGGACGGTGGTACGCGCACAAAGCCAGGTGGGTCGACGAGCACGCACAAGATGAGGCATCGTCGACGATGCATCAGGCGTGCTTCGTAGGTGAAGACGGTGAGTCGAAAACACGGCCGTTTTTGGTGTCCCTGACACCGCATGGCGACGCCGATGACGAGACGCACCTGCTACTCGACGCCGATTCGACCTACATACACTGCAAGTCTGAGTCTAAGTGGGACGAGATGCACATCGTCCGAAAACACGCCGGTGAGGGCTACCCTACCCGATGGTCCATCACCCAGTACGTGCTGCGACTCGAAGTGAAGCTCGGCCTACCGTTCGGATATCGTGTGGTCGATTTTCAGGTATCGGATGAGAGCCTGAAAACCAGGTTGAATAACGCACCATTAGTGGCGTGTCGCTATGTGAACAACGAGTGGTTCATCGGTGAGGTGGCGACGTCGACCAATGTCGAGAAGTGCGAGTACACCGTCTTGTACGCCGATTATCGCCCCGATTCCGTGAGCGAGTCGACGTACGAAGCCCAATTGGCGCTGTCGAATTATTACAAAGACTGGGTGTTGGTCGAGAAAACGACGCCAGTGACGCCTTCACACCACTGTGACCGTTGAGCACACACAAATGGCAATTTATGCTCCCAAAACGCATGGAAATGGCCATTAGAGCCGATTATGATGCGTTAAAAAATCCCAGATCATTGCTTTCGTTGTTATCGACGTTCGTATCTACGTTCTCTTTGCCTCTTTTCGACCGAGGGGGCGAAAGTGCGACTTTTTGCTCGCCACAGTGCATAATATAATGACATTGCTGAATGGTTGCTATTGGGGTCTGTTCAGCCTTCCCAAATCTTCGTTTGGGAGTCGGACTCACAAGATGATAGCATGATGATTCTGTAAGTAGAAGAGTATCGCATCAGCCGTGTTGAAGGGCGTGCGTGCCACCACGACTGCCATTTACTGGAGTGTTTTAGACATCTCGCATGATGATAGCATGACGATGTGTCTGTAGTCAGATAGCACGACGATGTGCATGTCTACATCGCAGGTGATGAATCGCATGAACATCATGTTGCATGATGAATGTGTCAGTAGTACGCTTCCATACGTCCCTTTACCCGAGGCCTGAAAGTGTGCCTTTTGCTCGCCACATTGTTTGTGACTTGGGAGGTGCAACATACTAACATTCACACTTTCAAGCCTCGGGGGTAATGCGTGATGCTACTTGCCGGAGGTTTCAGCCTCACCGCCCCCCGCCACCTTGTGCACCACGCCCTTCGACTTGAATTGTATGGACTCCCTCTTTGGGGTCAAGACCGGCATCTTGCGGAGTACGTCGCGCTTCGGCGGTGCAAACTCGCGCTCGTGGACAGATAGGCTGTGGGACACGGACTTGCTGGTATGGTCACGCGCCGTCACCACGGCGACCGCACCTTGCGACGACTGGCCGACGAGCGCCTCTGCGTTGAGCCGTATCGAGTGGACGGGACGCACGGACGACTCGAACGATGGATTGGCGATGCCACCCTCCGTTTTGAACGTCGCCTTGATGGGGGCGACGTCGACTTTAGAGTGGGTCGTTGTTCGGGCGTGCCGCGTCTCGACGTCGTCGACTGCGACGCGCTTTTGGTGGGGATGCACGGCGGGTCGTGCGGACACGCGACCGATGTCGGACACTCGCACCGTTTGGGCGTTGCTACCGTGGCACGGGTTTCTCGCGGCCGTCGAGGTCGCCACGGTCGACGGCCGCGACAGGACGACACGCTCGTACATGACGCCGTTTGTGCCGGCATGGCTCGCGGTCGGCCGGTGAGTGGCATCGCCCACCACGTGACGCATCCCTACGACCACCGAGACGGGTGACGGCTCGGGGTGTGCGGTCGACTGACCGGCGGTCCACGCGACGCGTGCAGGCTCGAGTGCCGTGTTAGGCCAGATAGCCACAGGGTCCACTCGGTTGGCGGTCGACGACTCAGCGGTGCATGTCAGCGTGTGAGAGTCCCCATTGGCCATGTGATTGCCTGCAAGTAAGGTCGAAACGGGCACATGGCGCGCTGGTACCGTCGGCGTGGTCTCTTGGTGATGAGAGGAGCGTACGTGAGCGCTTGCCCGATGCTGCGTGGAAATCTGCACCGGGCCATCGCCGCTCAGTGGCTTGAGATGTTCCGAGTGCGAGTCTACACTGTCTTGCACACTGTACTCCACCGTCGGCATCGCATTCGTGTTCACGCTCGACGTGGGTTGGTGGCATTTGCTACCCAACCGGATGTACTCGTAGTTTCCATCTGCGTTGGCACGATTGACGTTCGAGATGGTGGAGCCGTGGCTCACTCGCGGTGGTTCGTGGCGATTTGCCTGGGTCCCTTGCGTGCGTTCAATGCCAGGGATCTGGAACGTCGATGGAACAGGTCGCACGTGGGATGCGACGAGTGGCGCGTCTCGTCTGGCGTCGTGTCCGTTCGAAGTTGGGTTCTGGTGGACAGCATCGTTGCGTGTAGAGAACACAGTAGTCGTTGCGTTCGGCACAACCGAGTTCCACTCACGACGATGGTCGAGCGTGCGTCGCACAGGCACGTGCACTAGGGACGGTGCGTCGACGCTCGTCGACGCGGACTGCTCATGCATCCTAGTCGAGCCCATCGCGTGGGTGGCGTGGAGACTCGGCTCGATGCTCATCGCGTCGACTTGCACGTGCACGCGCGACGGTGCGTCGACGCTCGTCGGGGCGGACTGCTCGTGCATCCGGAGGCTCGGAACGATGCTCATCGCGTCGACTTGCACGTGCACGCGCGACGGTGCGTCGACGCTCGTCGGGGCGGACTGCTCGTGCATCCGGAGGCTCGGAACGATGCTCATCGCGTCGACTTGCACGTGCACGCGCGACGGTGCGTCGACGCTCGTCGGGGCGGACTGCTCGTGCATCCGGAGACTCGGCTCGATGCTCATCGCGTCGACTTGCACGTGCACGCGCGACGGTGCGTCGACGCTCGTCGGGGCGGACTGCTCGTGCATCCGGAGGCTCGGCTCGATGCTCATCGCGTCGACTTGCACGTGCATGCGCGACGGTGCGTCGACGCTCGTCGGGGCGGACTGCTCGTGCATCCGGAGGCTCGGTGCGATGCTCATCGCGTCGACTTGCACGTGCACTTTTTCAGGTTCGAGCGGGACCTTCGCATTCTGGAAGTTGGGTTGCTTGTATCCGCCGCCCATGGACGTCTGCATGTGCAGTCGCACGCGGTCGTCGTAGTCCTCCGAGACCTCTGCATGCGGGCGCACATCGCCGCTCCACCAACCCACGATTGGGGCGGTGGATACATCCACGCGGCCTTCCATGATCCCGGCGTCGTATCGTGGCGTGGCCGGTAGAATCGGGCGCGCTCTACTGTGCACCGTCTCAGTATTCATCGCGCTTGGATTGACCGTAGCCATCGTGTCGGCGTGCAGTGGGCGTTGCGAATGCGAGTTGTGTCTCGCGACTTCCGACTTGCGGGCTTGCACCGTGGGATGACTGCTCGGGGTGGTATTTGGACGGTCGGCGTTCGGCACCGACATGTGGATGCGACCGTCCTCCACCGACGTAAGGGGCTGAAATTCCACCACGTGGCCATGATGGACATCGGCCGTGCGCGGGCGGTGGCCATCCAAGTACACAGTCGCGTGTTCGGCGGGGATAGACTGCGCTGACGCGAACGACGCGCTGGGCCGGCTTTGCGGCCGCGTCGACCGTCCCTCGCGTTCGACGTGCATGCGCGGTGGCACGATGTCCTGGTCGTAGGAGACGTGGGTGTAGTGCGCCACGTGGCGCGCGTTTGCACCGGCGCGACTGGGGGTGGTGTTTGCGACGACCAGACCCATTTCAGGCAGGTGCGGGGTGGTGGATTGCACGGTCATCGCACCGCCGGTCTTGTAGGGCGCGTCGCCCCTCGACACGAGGGTCATCTCCTCCGCACGGCCGGACGCGCTCGTGTGTGATTGGGTGGTCGACAGTGAGTAGTGTACGGAGTCCACGTGCATCGTCGTGGGATGGTGTTCGACTCGCTCGCTCGTATAGGCACTGCTAGCTTCCAAATCGGCGTAGGTCGTCACATGGGTCGGTGGTTTGATTGTCTGTCGCACCACCCGCCCGGCGTCGGAATTCCAGTTGGACGTGTGCATGCGGCGAGGGTCGTGGGAAGACGCGACCGCGGTGGACAGTTGCGGGACTGCGTGCGTCATCGCCCCGCCCGTCGCATTCCCTACGTCGGCGTGCCAGTTCTTGTGCGTAAAGTCGTGCGAGGCAACTGTCGACTGCGGCGTGAGTTTGACGTAGGTTCTCGCGACGACGCTCTCGGGCTGCGTACACACCCTGATTTTATGCACCGTGTACGTAGGTGCTTCGACGGGCGGTGATGTTTTCAGCGCGCGAGCCGGTCTGGGCACGATCGTGTCACAGGACGTCCGGACGATTTTTCGCGTCACCACGGTCGGAGCGACCGGTTTGAGGATGAGCCGCCTCACCTTGCTCCCATCGTGGGGCGCGGTTGCGTGCGGCATGTGCCGCGGGCCAACGTCGATTTGAACGGCGAGATTCGTCGACCGCACGTTCGCGTCGGACGGCGCAAAGGACACCGCGTGCATCCCGCTGCTCGAAAACTCGTAGTAAGACGGTGGATTCACGTGTAGCACCTCGCCCACTCTCGGGGTGTGCTTTGAATCGAATCGTTGCCCTTTGCCGAGCCGGGTCGCGTCGAAATACGCATGTGGGTTCGACGGTCGGGCATCGGCCATGGTGGGCGTTTGGTTGGGCTCCCATGGTGGTCGTTTGGCACCAAGCTGCGTCGCGTAGTGATAGGAGTGCGGGTTCGACGGTCGGACATCCACGAGCCGACGCTCGTGGTCGTTCATCGGGACGAGCTCGCCGCGATGCTCGCGCTTCTCCACGTCCAATGATGCACTGGCGCGGACTTGCCGTGAGAGCGGTAGTTGCGCGACCGGCGCAGTGGTGTCGAATCGCATGCCGTCGGTGATGGTGTAGGTCTTGGGGTCCATCTTCATCTTGTGCATGGCATTGGTCGAATGACATTTCTTGTTCACGAGCTGCTGTGCGATGCGTGCAAACTCGTCGTGGAAAACAAACACAATAGGGTCCCTCCTCGGTGCGAATTGCTCGGTATACTCGCGTTCGCAGGAAACGTCGATGCGGGTGTCGAACGCCACGTCGTGGAACGCGCTCTTCTTCACCGAGCGAACCACCGGAGTCGTCCCGTTGGCATGCTGTTTCGTGCGCATTATTATTACCTTCCCGTTTTGTGTTTAGATAAACATCGGTCGGTTCCGGTCGCGACACCGCCGGATGCTTCACATCGTGCGTGGGGCCATGTGGGAAACAACATTTCCGCGAAATACCCACGCCGGATTTTGTAAGCAAATGTATGAATCCAACATCCCATTTAGTATAGGATACAGTCGTAAAGTCCTTACAAAATCCGGCGTGGGTATTTCGCGGAAATGTTGTTTCCCACATGGGCGTGGGGCCACGACGAGCCAAAACGTCACGCGTTTGCCCATCGGTCGTACACGTAACCATGTTGAAAATGGCATCTCCGAGACAGACCCACGCCCATGGTATCTGGCCTCGGTCGAACGTGAAAATGTAGAAAAGTGCCGTCGATAACAACAAAAGCAAGTACGTGGGTACGAAAACGCCCTAAAGGTAATGAAATGGACCATTTGGCTTAGTCGATTTTTAGGCATTAATTCTTGCATTTGTTGCCATCGATTGTTCTTATCTACTTTTTCATGCGCTTTTTTACCCGAGGCATGAAAGGGCGACTTTTTTTTTGCTCGCAAGGACTTCAAACGACGCTTCATGCATTACTAGGCAGTATTTCATCGTCGTTAATGGGCTTGCCAAATCCGATGTGGGTCAGTGTCGATACGAACGTAACCTTATGCTCCCCAAACGAAGATGTTGGAAGGATGAACAAAAGATGAAATCCGGATTTTCGACTGACATTCCAATGGTTAGTTACCCAAATAGAGTACTCACGACCTTGAAAAGTTCTTCGAACATCCGGATTTCACCTTTTGTTCATCCTTCCAAAATCTTCGTTTGGGAGGGATAAACCTCTAGATTACGATGACAGCGATAAAATGCGTCGATGAAAACAACGCGCATGAGACAGCCGCTTCTTCACGTCGTTTTGTTGTGCTTTATCAGTGAATCTTCATGTCGTTTTGTTGTGGCGGGACGACGCCCCGAAAGACATGGCTCGTTGCTTCAAAACAGGACGTCGTCTCGTGTGAGCGGCGTCGAAGACGACGTCACTGCTCTCTGATTCAAAACTCCCATTTGACGCACCCTCGCGTCCAACAGCCATCCGATCTCGAGCCAACTAGGGTTCGCATTTTTGGACACGATGTCCGATAGGGCCACGGTGGCCGCGCCATTCACCTGTTTGTCACCTGATAATCCGGACGCTTCAGCGGCCGTTTGATGGTCCAGACACCCACTCAGCACGCGCACTTTCCCGCGCAGGGCCTTTTTGTTCGTTTCTAACTTGGAGATGGGACTCTTCGCACTTGCGCCGTTGGTCGTGTACGAGTACGGTAAATCACACATCGAGCCCGAATGACAGCAATCGAAGAACAAGGTCACGATGCACTTGGGATTAAAGCATTGCAACAGTCGGTAGAGCTGGTCGTCGTTGATGACGCCCGCCGTGCGGCAGTCGGACGGAACAATCGCCTCGTCCAAACCATCCGATTCGTCTCTGTCGGCGTCGGAGACCTGCGCGCCATGCCCCGCGTAGTATACCCACACGTTCGTGATTTTGGGATCGGACCACGTCGACATGGCCATGTTGAACAACACGCTCATCATCCGACTCGCGGTCGTGTCCGCGTTGGTTACGTACAGGGAGGTCGTGTAACCCTTTTTTTCAAGCAGTGCTCGCATCATCGTCGCGTCGTTCACGCAGCCATTGAGCGCAAATGGAAGGCCGGCGTAGTTCAAACCAAAGCACGCAGCGATGCGCTTGCTCATTAATATATCATTTTAATTGAACGTGCAAACGCATTCGACTTCCTCCGATTACTTCCTCCGATTACTTCCTCCGATTACGACTTCCTCCGATTACGACTTCCTCCGATTGATTACGACTTCACCCGATTGATTATTCCTCCGATTTTCTTCAGATGACGACGTCGCTCACGTCGGACGTCCCCGGTCGGACGACGCGGCCGCTTCGAGCGCATCCAGCCGATCGTTTACCGTCGTCTGAAACGCCGCCACGCTCGACTTCAACTGGCCCATGGACGTCCCAATCGATTCCACACTCGTGTTGATCGTCGCGATGGTCGCGACGATCTCCTGGAGGTTCGAGTTCATGACGTCGATTCGGATGTGGTCGCCGTGGTTCGTGGCGTATATCCCGTCGACTTGGGCGGATATTTCTTCCATTCTCACGTGCGTCAGGTCCGACCGAAGTTGCTCGTTGCGCCGCTCATCCTCGAACTTGGACGACATCTCGTGCAGCAACAGCGTCTTTTGGGAGTTTTCGACTTGAAAGTGGGCGATGTACTGCTCCAACTTGAGGTCGAAATTTCGGACGTCCTGCGCGACCTGTGCAAGCGTATCCGGGTTACAGGGCGCCGTGGTGGTGGCCAGGTCGCCGTCGCTCGGCGAGGCCGCGTGCTCGCTCGACTGCGGTTGTTCGGACGCGATGCGACCGATAGAGTCCTCCAACTTGTGCATGTTCTGCCGGAGGGTCTCGATCTCGCTCGCCATGTGCCGTTGCATGTCTATCATCGACGGTAGTAGCGTCGCCATATAAGCGATGTATGCTTCTATTTAACCCTTTATTTGGAGGTGATTTGGAAGTGGTCAGCACTGGCCGTCGACCATCCTGGTGATTCACAGTGTGGCGAGCAAAAAAGTCGCACTTTCGGCCCTCGGTCGAAATGGGTAGGAAAAACGTATAAGAACATCGATAAGCACAAAAGAAATGATTTGGGTAGAAAAGTTCATGAAAAGGCCATGAAACGGACAATTATTGTCATTTGGATCAATGAAAACTACCAAATCATTGCTTTTGTTATTATCGATTGTTCTTATCTATGTTTTTGATACCACTTTCGACCGAGGGCCGAAAGTGCGACTTTTTTCTCGCCACAATGCTGGTGAATGGTCGATTCGCGTCTATTTTCAGTCGCAACGTGTGGAATACGTTAAATGCATGTCGCTTATCGTCATTGCCAGGGTGATGAGCGCCATGCTCGCCGGCCCAGTACAATTTCTACGAGTGGCTTATGTGTATCTGATGGCAACAATCGTCATACCCATCGTGTTTTTCATCCCGGCGTGTCTGCGGATGGTCGGACTCGTTCAAACCGACGTCTGGCGGCTATGTAAGCACCTGATGATTCGACACGTGCTACGCGTGCGCATCAGGACGTATGGCGCGGCGCTCATCGAGCACGGCGTCGTGGTTGCCAACCACATCTCCATGACGGACGGTGGGATCGACAACTATGTCAACCACAGTGAGGGCGTTTATCGTGGGATGTACGTCGTCAGCATGCTGCTGCTCGGTCTGATAGCGCACATGCAGGGCTGGGGCATCCGGATCCACCGTGGACGGACGGACCGCAACTCGCTGGTCGCGTGCATCGGTCGCCGGCTTCGCACCGGGCTACCTGGCACGCGCACCACACCGCAGGTGCTACTCTACCCCGAGGGAACGCGCGTCTCGTACTATCACCCGCTCGCATCGCCGAGCCTTACACGCGAGACGGTGAAATTGAAGTATGGGACGTTGCGTTCGATATACGAGACACTGCCACACACGCCCGTGCAGGTGTGCGTCTCGTTGCAAAAGGACTGTGCGTTTCGTCGCTGGGCGCGCGTGGATATCCCGGTGTATCGCAGCAAGCCGCTGTTGCCCGACGCGTTTGCCACGTGCACGGAGTTCACCGACGCGATACTCGACGCGTTCGTCGAATGCACGCACGCGCTGCACGCCGATGGAGGTTGGATTCGGGAGACATGACCGTGTCCCTACGGCACACATCGTTAAAAGATGCACGCGGAAAAAGAAAAGATGCGGTCCATTCGGTGCGCATTCAAAACAGTCGCATTTTCACCCATCGCCGGGCCATCGGGCAAAAAACGCGCATGAAAACGTAGATAAAGACAGTCGATAACAACGAAAGCAATGATTTGGGCATGTCAATGCCCCAAAAATAGACAGTCATTACCTTTTCGGATGTTTTCCTACCCAAATCATTGCTTTTGTTTTCATCGAGTTTTATCTACGATTTTCATGCCGATGCCTGAAAGTGCGACTTTTTTGCTCGCCAGTGAGTCGCCACACCGTACATTGTCATTGACCTCATTCCCCGTATCAGTGGCGCGTTGCACTGGCGGTGGGCTCGCTCGACGCACCGAGCGACATCGGGAACAGGTAAAACGGATGGACCGTCGCCACCATCAGAGGCGCAGCGTCGATTTCCCACATGAGCGTGCATGGCTCGCAAACACTGCGTCCAAACGCAATCTGCTCGTCGCCGCAACTCTCACAGCGTGTCGGGCTGAGAATCCAGTTGTCTCCGAATGTCCCGACGATGTGGAACACGGCGTCTTGTTCGAACGTCCAAGAGTACAACTGCGGGCGTCGCACCACCCGACGAATCCACCTCGCGCACCGTTCGTACAGCGGCGCGTGGGTGCAAAGCGTGACGTTGGGTAGCATCAGTTGCCGGGCGTCGAGTTGCACGTCCCTAGTCAGTGTAAGCGTCGACCACTCGACGGGCTGCCACGTCGAGTGGTCCGTCGCGTGTTCACCTTCCATCACACGTGCACTGGGTGGCGAGCGAAACGTGCGCAACACGACGCATGGCAGTTCGGACGACTCGCGTGGTCGCGCGTGCACCGTGCAATGCGGCTCATGAAAGCTATTCGGAATGCACCGTGATAAGCGAGCCGCCACGCCACTCGAGACGCCACACGAGCACAAACTCTCGTCGCGGTCGTCGTCGTGGTCGTCATCGTGGTCGTCATCGTAGCGGTCGTCGTCGCGGTCGTCATCGTAGCGCTCGTAGCCAGTGTCTACAGCGGGGTCATCGGGCCGTTCGGTGTGGGACGTGGGCATCGGCTCGGACGGTTGGATGGTCGCTGCCACCACATCTGGAGTGTGAAGAAAGTCGAAAAACTCGGCGTGCACAATGTTCCGCACTCCCCGTTTCAATGGGGCGGAAAACAAGACCGGCACGTCTCGACCGAGGATTCGGACGACGCGGTCGTCGGCGTAATTCGGACATTGCAGGACGTGGATGTGGGTGATAAACATAAACCCGCTCACCGACTTGAGCGTGGACATGGCGTGTCTTTGGGACGATGGGTAGACGTTCTTGCACCATTGCTTGGCGAGAATGAGCTGCAACGCCGCTAGCTCATCCTCCTGTCGCGGGTCGCCACCACCACCGATCCCGCTCAGCGTCATCAATCGAGGGAGTTCGGTAAATATCAGACGAATGCGCAGCGTCAGCGTCCGCATTTGCTTTCTTTCGTTTACAGAACTCGTCATCTCCAAGGCCGTCTTCACGATTCCAATCCCGGGTCGTTCCACGTGCGCAAAGTGCTTGACACCAAACACGACCATCGTCATTTTAGCCATTCTTTTTTGAAAAAATCAAATTCCTCCGGGTTTTGCGCACATGCGCGTGCGGTCTCCGGTGACAGTTTCCGGTCTGACTCTCCGCTTCGCACGCGCCGCCCAAAACTGATGAGATTCACGTTAAATGTTCGCATGGCAGGTAGTAGTAACGATATGATGCGTCTGTTTCGACTCGCCCAAACGGTCGGGTTTGTCGCCTATGTGGTGGCGACGCTGATTCCCATTCCAGCCATCATGCTGCTGTGCGCGGTGGTCTCGTCCCCGCTTCGACTGATAGGCCTGCATCCTGTCGACTTTTTCCAGCATTTCGTCGGCATCTGCACGTCGATTCTATGCATCCGCCATTCGTTCGTCCCGGGCCACGCGAGCGTCGCGCAGCGTGGCACGATCATCCTCGCCAATCACCGCTCTTGGTGCGACTTTGCGGTGGACAACCACATCACTCACGCGAGCTGCATCAGTCGCATGAGCGTTCAGTACGCGATGCTCCTCGCGGGGGCATTGCAGGTCTATGAACAACGGGCCATTCGGTTTCATCGCGGACAGACCAGCAAAGAGGACCTCTATGCCCGTGTGAGCACGCACATGCGACGGCCCCCATCCCCGCGCAGTAGCTGCGTCCTGCTCTACCCCGAGGGCACGCGTCGTCGGCACGTCCGGCTTTCCAGCGTGGACGAGTGCAAGGCCACGCTAAAACCAGGCTTGTTGTGGATGATCTACCAGAAGGGGCAATATCCCGTGCAGGTGGTCATCTCGTCGAACAAGGAGCGAGCCCTCGACGAGCGCGCGTGGACCATTCGCCTGGGCGTCGCCATCCGAACCTATTCGGGGACGGTGCTTCACCCGAAGGACTTTGCATCGTTCGACGAGTTTATGGACGCGATTGCTACGCAGTGGCTCGAGGCCTGGACGGCCACGCACTCGGCCGATGAGGACGTGTCGAATGCGACAGGGTGCAAGGTAGGGCGCAACTCCATCGACTCTAGTGCTCTGTATTGAGCCACCACGCGTGCGCCGCGACCCGGACAGCGAGCAAGGCAGCGACCTCTCTCTACATCATCACGCTTTCTTGTGAGTTTGACAGAAACATCGCCATGCTATCATCATCTTGTGATTTCGACAGACACATCATCGACATGGAGACTCCAAGCGGTGGGTTCGAAAGACACATTAGTACATTACTGGTCACACGGCTCGCACGCTTGAAAAATGCTCGCAAAGCACGACGCATACAATCCCCTTAACACGGCTCGCACTGCGCACGCACGCACCCTTTAACAAAGCTGATGCGATACCTTCGACGACACAATGTCGGTCGACTCATTGTCGAGATGCACGCTATCATGCAATCCACAAACGAAGATTTTGGAAGGAGGAACAAAAGATGAAATGCGGATTTCGAAGGAAGCACTTTTCAAGGGCGTGAGTACACTCATTCTTCTGGGCCATGACCCCTTGAAAAGTGCTTCCTTCGAAATCCGCATTTCATCTTTTGGCTTGTGGAGCATAAATCCATCTGTTGATTGACACACATTATATCATCACGAGATGACAGATTTGGCTCGACTAACTCGACTAGCGCAGTGGAAATACTCGATTTGGCTAAGAAACGTTCCGGACGGTTTTGTCGACCTTCCAAAATCTTCGTTTGGGGACTCAATGGGGAGCATATAATTGCTTTAAAATGAACCGTTCGACTCGACAGTGAGTCGGCACACGAAAGATGAGCATCCGCGTGTATCGTCCACTCTCGTTAGAGGTCGGCCCGCCTTACAGACCACTCACATTTGAGGTAGGCGCTGGATATTACCACGCCGAACGCTTCGTTCGAGACAATAACTTGGAGTTCTGGGCCAACCCCATCGACCTCAAGTACGTTGGTCGCTTTGTCGAGGAGGTACGCGTCGACGAGCGTGTGTGCAACGGGGCAATCTTCGCCCTGGGGAGCGTAGAGCACTTTATCAAGTATGACGAGTCTGGGACCACGTGCTTCACGCGCGAACCATTTCCCGAATAAACACCAACATTCAACAATATCAACAACATCGACCAACCCAACGTAATCGGTCGATGTTGTTGATATTCAAGATCACAAGATGCATATCGCAGATCGACCGATTACGCTCGATTGGTCGATGGCGAGCAAAACGTCGCGCTTTCAGCCGGAATCAGCCATCGGTAAAGGACGCATGAAAAACGTAGATAAGAACATCGATAAGAACAAGCCACGATTTGGGTGTTTTCATGCAACTTATTCGACTCTAATATCCATTTGTATGGCATTATGACGCGTTTTCCGAGCCTTCCGACCCAAAAACGTTGCTTGTTGCGCTTATCGATGTTCCTATCTACGTTTTTCATGCCCATTTAGACCGAGGGCTGAAAGTGCAACTTTTTGCTCGCCACACTGACTATGAAGTTCAACAAGGCCGAACCAACCGTTCGGAACGTCTTTTCGACGCACTTTTCAGGGGCGTGAGCACTCAATTTGGTCTAAGAAACGCTGAAAAGTGCGTCGAAAAGACGTTCCGAACGATTTGTTCCGCCTTTTCAAATCTTCGCTTGGGGACTCTCCTTCCCAAACGAAGATTTGGGAATGATGAACAAAGGATGAAATCCGGATGTTCGAAGCACTTTTCAAGGTAGTGAGTACTCGATTTCGGCAACTAACCATTGAAAAGTCAGTCGAACATCCGGATGTCATCTTTTGTTCCTCCTCCCCAAATCTTCGTTTGGGAGGGGTAAAATTGTCTTAAAAATTACGTCGCGCTTGTTCAATGCAGCTGTTTATTCAGAGTCCCACAGGTGAAACCATCACACTGAATGGATGTGCGTGCCTGGAGGACGTGATACGCCAAGTGAGCGTGCGCGTCGGGATTCGTCGCGACATGCAAGTGCTGAGCGTCCACGGCAGACCGCTGCCGATGGACCAAAACCCGATGCTCTGCGACGTCGGCGTCGAGATCATGAGCACCATCCAGCTGTCTGTTCGGCTCGCGGGTGGACACGCCGCATCTGACCACGATGTCCGAAGCGACGACTATTACAAGGTGCTGGGTGTCGACCGCCGGTCGTCGGAAGGCGACATCGCCAAGGCCTACCGCGTGCTCGCCCTCAAGTATCACCCAGACCGCAACCCGGGGTCGTCCACGGCCGAGGAGAACTTTAAGCGCGTATCCGCCGCGTACGACACGCTGAAAGACGCGTCGAAGAGGGCGGATTACGACCGGTTTGGGAAGGACGCGCCATCGCACGGGCAACCGACCGCTCGACACCCGTTTTGTAATCCGAGTGCAGCGCACACGTCGCACCCCTCGTCACACGAGCGCTTTACGTTCAGCGATGCCAGCGACCTTTTTCGTCAGTTCTTTGGACACTCCGATCCTTTCGTGGAATTCGAGCGCTCCCTACACGAGGGCATCCACTCGGGACACAGTCACGTGCAGATGCGTCGTGGGCGACCACCATCGGCCGGTCGTCGACCGCGAGCGCAAGACACGGCCGATGGCGACGGTGGCCTACAAGGGATGGTCCGTGTTGGCGGGCTCGTGCGCAACCCGGCCCACAACGGGAGGGTCGGGCACGTCGTTCGGCGTGAGACCGAGACGCACCGCGTCGTCGTGCGAATGGTCTCGTCGAACGAGGTGCTGGCGTTCAAGTCGCAGAACCTAACACCGCTTGTCGCGTCGGTGGTGTGCGGGTTGCAGACGCGGGCCGAGCTGAATGGGAAGACCGCGTACATCTCGGAGAGGGCGACGGACGGTCGCTACGTCGTGTTCATCCCACCCTTGCAGACGCCGATCGCGGTGCAGCTGGCGCGACTCCGACTTGCGAACCGCACCGCCGTGCGGCTACACGGCCTCGCCAACGCCAAGTACAACGGCGCATGTGGGTGCATCGTCGACGCGGCGATGGATGGTTCGAGCTATACGGTCGAGATTGCTGCACAATCGCTAATTAGGGTCAAGAATGCGCACATCCACGTGGAGTTGTTAGGTTAGCGGCGTGGACGGTTGCGTCGGCGTGGGCTCACTGCACTGTTGCATCGGTGTGCACTGTTTTACTTTATGCCCCCCAAACGAAGATTTTGGAAGGATGAACAAATGATGAAATCCAACTTTACCCCTCCCAAACGAAGATTTTGGAAGGCAGAACAAATCTTTCAGAACGCGTTTTCGAAGCACTTTTCAAGGGTGTGAGTAGTCGATTTGGGGTACAAAACGTTGAAAAGTGCTTCGAAAACGC